GGCTTGTCCTCAACAGTATTTACAGAACCTGTAGCACTAACACCCGCAATAGGCAGATTGATGTTAAGCTGTAGTGTTCCTATGCTGCCTGTTGCCGATACTCCTGCAATACCTGCGCCAGTGTTTTCTGTAACTGTGTTGACACTTCCTGTCGCGGATACGCCAACAATTTTCTCTGTAATATTTACAGTTACTGTGTTTACAGAACCTGTAGCAGATACGCTGTTTAGTGCCTCATCTACCTGCGGTTCAACTGTGCCGATAGAACCTGTAGCACTTACGCCAGCAAGTAATTCAGAGACATTTACAGTGAGTGTGCCTACGGTGCCTGTCGCACTGACGCTACCAAGACGTTCAGAGATATCAATCTCAAATCCGTTGATAGCTACAGTCTGAACTGCGCCAGTAGCACTGACTCCAGTTAATGCAACATTAGGTGTTACGACTCCGTAACTAGGAGAACCGTATACACCTACGCCATATATTGCATCAGAGGAGTCGTAAAAGGCCATGCCTCACACTCCTTATGCGATGCGAATTACAGCGTTGGAAGCGTCAGCGGCAGGAAATTCAATCGTCAGGTCACCAGCGGTAGCACTTACAGTACCGCCAAAATCAATGACAGCAATAGCAGAATTTGAGTTAGCCGTGTTGTAAATGATACAACCGTCAGCAGAAACTGTTACATTGTTGAATACTTCGTCAGTGAAGTCAACAATGGCAGTAGAACCGTCAAGCGTAATAGACGCACCGTCAAGTACCTGACCACCGGCAGAATAGTTTGTGCCAGTTGCTTCGTCAGAGTTACCTGTTACGTCAGAATAATTAGTTGTGCTGGCATTGTATGTGCCAGACGGGGATGCTTTAATCAGAGCAAGTTTAAGCGAGTCGCTGTCCAGATCATGCAGACCGCCTAACAGTTCTGTTTTGAAGCTATTGCACATAGCAGTTGTGATTGCCATTTGTTTTCTCCAATATTATCACAAGATGTAGAGGGGCAGAGATGTCAAGTCCCTGCCCCAATACTTAGTTAGGCGAGAGTGTCACGATCTACTTCATCAGCAGAAGTGTCGCCCTGCGAACTTACATCCATCATTACTGCGTAAACACGGAGTTTACCAGCAGTGAACGATGCACCGGAACCAGCAAAGGTCAGGTCCAGAGTGTCGGCAGAAGCCAGAACCACGTCGGCAGAGACAGTTACGCTAGGCGCATAAGCACCGTCAGCAGCACCGTCAATGTCGAATGCGGTTACGTACTCATCTGGATCAGCCGCACCAAGAGTTACGGTTGCGTCAGTACCAGTGTTCATAGTTGCACTCTCAACAACTTCCACACCAGCAGCCATGATTTTGGTGCCAGCAGGAATGGTGATTGCTTGAACAACATCAGCAGATGACGGGTCTACAGTAGTAGCCACGATGTCGATGGTGTTCTCAACCATGTAAGGGTTACGGCCACGCTGGGAATTGCCAGTCGCAGCTTTAAGAAGTGAAGTAATTGTAGCCATTATTCATTCCCCCCTTAAGCCAGATGGTATTTGGCGTTAACAAGTGCTTCAGGACGAAGAATCTTGCGGCCATACAGGTGCATACCACGAACAATGTCAGCAAAGCTGTCAGGGTCACGGTAGGTTTCGGTCTTGTTAATCTGCTCTGCAGTTGCAACAGCAGAAGAATGACCGGCAACAATCACACCAAAGTTAGTGGACGAGTTCGCACCAGTGAAGGACGGACCAGTACCAACGGCAGGAAGATTGTTGGACGAGTAGACGGTGAAGCCATGAATGTTGTTGGAAACAACGCCATTCTGCAGACCCGAACCACCGAAGTCAGCGTCGAACAGACGAGAGTCTTCGTCTTTCAGGACTTCCATGAATACGGGGTCAAGTACAAGCCAGCGACCCTGAGTGTCTACGTTCTGCTGGTCAAGCAGACGAGACATACGGGCGATAACCTGCAGCGGGTTAGCATCACCAGCATCAGTCGGAGCAGCACCTGCGCCGGTACGCGGCAGGATAGCAATAGCATCCCCTGCAGAACCGGAGTTAAAGTCAGATGCGTCCAGCTTCATGCTTGCAAGCAGTTCGTCAGTTGCAGAACCAACAGCATTGGTGCCGTTGACTACATCGTTGACGGTATCGGCAGTTCCATGAATTGCCGACTGCTTGTAACCAGACAGATAACCAAGAACGTCTTGGTCAAACTGGTCAGCGAGGCGATAAGCAGCACGGTCACTTGCCAGAGACTGGAAGTTAACGTGGCTGTGCGCCTCTTCAATGTCATCAACCTTGAATGCAAAGTAGTTAGCTTTGTCAATGGTCAGGCTGAAGTCTTCGTCGTCAAGGTCTTGCGGCGTGATAGTCGTACCACGGGCATATGCCTTAACAGTGATTTCGGGTTCCTTGATAATCTTAACGGAGTCACCCATCTGAGCAATCTCACCGAAGTAATCGGAGTTGGTGATTGCCTCACAAACAGCGGCCTTGCGGAAAGCAAGCTGCACCTGTTTGGAGTAAATTACGGGTGAAAAGTTACCGTTAGGAAGATTACCATAACCACTAGCAGTAGTAAAAGCCATGATTTTCTCCTATGTAGGCTAATGTAAACAGATACAAACTCACCAGACTAATCAGAGGCTGATTCACAATGGGTGCGTGTCCTATTCAGTTGGCCGACCGAATATTTAACGGGCCATGCTCGTCAGGTAATCCGTAAGACTGAGGGTGTTTGCGGATTAGTGTAAGCAGGTAGCGAACCCACTTACACTAGTGTTGCATATAGTTATACTAAAAAATAACTATTTGTCAACACTTTTTTTATCTGGCAGAACCAGAAACATCATAGACAAACTTTCCAGAACGGATAGCTTCCATGATTTCATCAGAACGCTTCTCGTATTCTTGAGGAGACATCTTCTGAACTTGAGACTCTTTGATGTAGGTTGTGGACTCATCGCCCTGCGGTTTACTACGCGACCTACGAGAATCAACAGATTTTGCAGCAGACTTGTCTGATGCAGACTTCTTAGTTGACATGCCTTTGTCAGCCTTGTACAAATCAATTGCACGTGCAGCCGACTTAGCGTCGTTGTCATTTTCGTACAGAGCATCTTGTACCCACTTAGGCTGGTCTTCTGCCCATTCGTGGAACTCGTCGCTGTCACGAATCTCGTCAAAGTCTGGATGCAGACGCATAAGTTCTGCTTCAGCTTTTTCTTTCTTTGCTGTATACTGCATGTCGTCAATTACTTTCATGCGTTCTTCCAAGCCGTCAGCTTGTTCCTTCGCCTTCTTGATAGCAATTGTTTCGACGATTGCAGCAACGTCTGGGTATTGTCTAGCCCAACTCTCTAGGTCATCATCTGACTTAGGAAGCTGCATTTCTTTTTTAGTTGCAGCACTGAGTTGAGACTTGAGTTTTTCGATTTCCTCTTTAAACTCTTCAGCTTGTTTCTGCTGATGTCTACGAAGATCAGAGTAACGCTTCTTGAATGTTTTCTCTTCTGCGTTCTCTGGTTCTTGTTCTTCAGGTTCAGCATTCTCTGCTTCACCTCTTTGTTCCTTGATTAGTTGCTCAAGTTCTTCTTCTTCCATCCTGCGCTTTTCTTCGTTAGTGTACTTACGATTTGCAAACGCAATTTTCTTTTCTGGCTGCATTTCTTCAGCCATGATTGTAGCAGACTCTGCCATTTGTTTTACTCCTTGTTGGGGCCAACGTAGCCACCTGTCGGGTGGGGGATGGGTAGGCCAACTAATTGCGGTTATTTTTTAGAAGCTATACCGCCTTGCTTCATCTTTTTGGTTTTGGGATTTTTCTTAGAGGCTAGACCACCAGCGTTGTACGAACCCGGCCCCAATTCTTCTCGTTCAGATGCACTAAAGTCGGAACCTGCACTCCAATCTGCACCAGCAGATTCTGTACGACCGCCTCCATAACCGCCGCCGTCGCTATCTGATCCGCCGCTATCTGGTGCAGGCCCAGGATCAAACGCTTCAAACTGTGCATCATTATACGCAGATGCAATGTCTTTTTCAGATTGATTCATTTTTTGTGAAGAACCTAGAAGATCATTTATGTCTACTTTAGAATAGATACTTTCACCCGCTTTATTGAGAATATCGCCGATGCCATCATTATCATCGTCCCTATCTTGGAAAGTCTCACCAGATTTTTTATCTTTGAAGGTTCCAGTTTCTTTATTATATTCAATAGTTCCCCTACGCACACCACTTTCAGTTTTAAGGGATGCAACAATTTTGTCAGCCAAATCTCCTGTATAGCCTGACTTTTTCAAGTCATTATACTCATCGCCGGATACAGTATATGTAGCATTGTCATACGTAAACGTAGCGGTAGCGTCTTTTGGAATGCCTTTACCAGTTGCAAGTCCAAGAGCAGTTGCACCTATACCAGCGGCACCACCCAAGAAACCTTCACCCATATCAAATGAGACACCCATAATAGTAGCATTCTGTTTACGACCAGTTCCGTCCGAAAAACCACCCATGCCAATTCTGCCACCGCCGAGTCCAAGGCCATCATCTCTATCGTCATCACCGGAAACTGGTGCTACTCGTGCCGTTGGGACTGTAGTATCTGGAACAACAGCCTCAACTTGTTCTGTCGGCTTTGGAATAAAACCTTGCGGAATAGGATAAATAGGCTTGCCGTCAACAAACGGAATAGTCATCGACTCACCTGTTTCCTGATTGATGTATTCTTTTAGTTCATCATACCGGCCAGTAGTTGTAGGCATAATGTCCTCAAATGAAGGCACCGTGCCTGTAGCTGTGGTCACTGGTTGAACAGGAGTTGTAAGCGGCTGGAAGCCCGTCTGTAGTGGGGCTTGAGGTGCCATAGGTGCTGTAGGAAGTTGAGGTGCCTGATACGGCTGTTGGCCATATGTGGCAAACTGTGACGCCTGTTGGTACGTCCCATAAGGGTTAGGTACAAGACCGCCCGTCTGGAACTCCATAGGTTCATCTTCCATGTCAAGATCGTCAAGGTCAAACGGAATATCGTCTGGCAGTACAGCTTCTTCACTGTTGCCCATCTGGCCCATAGCTTCCATACGAGCAAGACCTGCCTTCGCTTCTTGTCTCATCTGCATCAGCTTCTCTAGTCCGATGAACCGAACTACGTCTGCAGGAAATACAAACTCGCCCTCACTCAGCTGGGCAGGAATGTCATCGCGGACTTCTTCCTGTGTAGAACCTGGTGGTACATCGTTGCCAGATACTGGATCAACTGTGCCACCCTCGTCCATAAGACCGCCGTCTTCAAACATTTCCATTTGCTTTTCAATAGCCATACCGCCCTCGTTCATTTCTAAACTCTGCAACAACCGTTGCCTAGTCTGCTCACGTTGCTGAATTTCTTCTGGTGTATCGTCGTCACCGAACATATAATCATACGCCCGTTCAAAAATGTTTTTATCCTCTGGTTTATCTACTATAGTAGGAGGAATGGCATCCGTTGTGTCGGGTGCTACATCTGTTGCTGGTAGGTCGGGCAACTTTACTTCGTCACCAATATCCGGCAGTTCGCCTTCATAGTCCAGCGTAAATGCCTCATCTGTTTGCGTTTTTGTTTCGGGTGCTACGGGTGCAGGTTCTGGCGCAGGTTCTGGTTCAGGTGTAACAGTGACGGGTTCAGAGAAGCCTTCTGCGACATCTGTTGTGACAGGCCGTACAGTTACACCTAGTGTATCGCTAACCTTTGTTTGTAGATTGGCCAGCTGCCGTTCTTTATTCTCTTTCTGCGGATCGTCCTCTTGAATGTCACCAAAATGTGCATTTACAAAAGCGGGAACCGTATCTGCATCCGCAAGTTTTTTCTTTTCATTTACATGAACTGCGGCCAAAAATGGATAGTGTTTTTTATGGTCTTCTGCAGAAATATCGCCAACACCATAGCTGCCGTATACACCACCCTTTCGATTACGTTTATTAATGCCTTGTTCAATAAAACCTTTAATGTAGCTTTTGACATCACTGGGAAGCTGGGTGTAACCTTCCTTAAAGTTACCGGCCTTCATATTATCGCGCTTTTCAGTTTCGCTATCGCCCGGATAAAAATAGTCCAACGCTGTGCTATAAGTAATCTGCAAAGGACCAAATGCGGAAGACTTTTTAGAGGCACCCGTAAATATGTAGGGCCAGCCAGTCTTTTCCTTATATGCGCCTACCTCTGCTTCCTGCAAGGCACCATACATGTCAGCAAAACTTCTATCACCTACGGTCTGACTTGTCAGAGTATCGTATAACTTATTATACTTTTTAGTACGCGCACTCTGTGGCATACCCTGAAAGTTTGGTGCCTGCTCTTCAGCCATCTAGTTCACTCACTTCATCCCTGAGACGCTTGATCTTACGTAGCACAGAAATAGAACCCTGCGCACGGAGTATCTCTACATTATTGTCTGTTTGTTCTAAAGTCTTCTGGTGCGTTGCAATTAACGCATCAAGATAATTACTGAAGTGCGTCCACTGGCGGTTGTTGGCCACCAGCGGCTTCAGCTTGCTGTACAATTCCTTGTCCACCATTTCCACTAAATCCTTGTTCACCCGGTATTGGTGCTTGTCCTACACCCATTGTTCCACCACCCGCACCTGTCGGGTCCATAACGTCCGCGCCAGCAGGAGCAGCAGGTGGCCCTTCTGGAAGCGGTGCTTGGAACCCTTTAAGTATCTCAGCTTGCAGGGCGGCTTCATTCATATTGTTCACAACTTTGTCGGGGTCAAGGTCCATAGACTTTGCAATCTCTGTGATTACATACTGGAACTTGGCAAACGGTGCGAGGGCTGGGTTGCTTGCAATCTGCAGGAACTGCATGAGACGCTGACTGCGAATCTCATTAGCCATCAGGCTTTCAGTACCACGTGCCTTTACCTCAAGGTCGCCTTTGAGTTCAGGGTCAAAGTCAAACTGCATGTTGAACCGGAACAGTCCTTCGCCTAGCGGACGAAGCAGATAGTCGTCCACATTCTTGATGACACTCTTGATAGAACCCTGTGCTGCACCCATCAGCATGGAGATGCCACTAGCTGTACGGCCTACGCCGGACACGCCTGTCTGTCCGTGTGCAAAGGACGGGAAGCCGGTGCTTTCATCTGCCAGCACACGTGCCTTATCAAACATCATCATATTCTCTTGTGACACATTAGGATACTTTGTGCCAAAGATAGCCTGACCCGGCGCACCGCCTTGGCGACGGAATACCTTGCCCGGATATACGGACAGGTCTTGGCCAGGTACCAGATTGGTTTCATCAACCTCAATAAGCAGATTGCCTGACAGTACGGCATTGTCCACAGCCATGCGCATGAAGCCGTTCATCAACGTCTGCGTGTCGTCCATGTTCTCTGCAATACCTACGCCAAAGAAGCTGTAAGGATTGAGTTCATACGGTGCAGCCATGTACGGAATCTTTGACGGCTTGAAAGGATTAAGCACCAAACGGATCAGCTTGCCATTACATACCCATGCGTTGGCTTGCAACTCGTCAAACTCTTGGAAGTCTTTGGGAATATCTACGCCCTGCTCCATGAGCATCTCGACATCGACCATGCCCCAATACTCAAGAACCTCAAAGCGGTCAATGCCATGCTCTGGTGCATAGTCGGACAGATCATCTTCCCAATACTTCTTGGTATAGTTTTCTCCGCGAGAGATAACCTCATCAATGACAGTGCCACGGAAGTAGGGACGCTTCTTCAAAGAACGAAGCTGAGTGCGAGACATCTTATGTCGTTCAATGACAAACTGTGCCTCGTCCATATTGTTAGCATCTGGGTCTGGATAGAAGTTCCAGACAGATACGTGAGAAACCTGCGGCACCGTCTTGAATACCGGATCGTACTCGCCATCGTCATCCCAATTAGGATACTCTTTGTCTACAGCAAACGGACCCTTCATTACGCCCGTGCCAAACAGTGCCATCTCGAATGCCGTGCTGCGCAGATACTTGGTTGCGCTAGACTCTTCCAGCTGGTCATGAATCTTCTTCTGCATCTTCTTGGCCGCAACCATTGCGGGGCTGAATGTCACAGCCGTAGGTGTCGCACCCGGACCTTCCTTCAGCTTGTCCTGAACAGGGTCCAGCTTTTCCTGTAGTGGGCCAAGCATGTCCAGCAGGGTCTTCTCTGTAGCACCCGCTGGAAGCTGCATACCGTCACCTGCAAAGCCGTAGGGGCTGGCCATCTCTGGACCACCGGCACCCATGTCAGGTGCTTGCGGATCAAAGTGTACATTTTCTACAACGCCCTCTGGGAGTTCTGTAGGTTCAATAGAAAGAGGAAAGCGACTGTTGGCAAACAGTACGTCAGTAATCTGGCCATACGCTGCCAGCGTCTTGGTCTTGGTAATCTTAATAAAGACGCGAGACTTTTCTGTTTCGGTGAACTGAACATCTGGGCCATACAAGCCACGGTAATTGCGATACGCTTTCAGCCAGCGTTCTTCGTCGTTGTACCGATAGTCTTCAGCCTTGTTGTATCGGTCCTGAATAAAATCAATGATGGAAGATACGCCAATATCTTCGGCATCACTATCATCAGAGTCATCCAATGCGATTGAATCGTCTTCGATTAGAATGTCATCTTCTTCCATATTAATTTCCTTAGTATCCGAATGTGGAGTCTGCTACCTGCATACCACCTGATGGGCGTCCCATAGGATCATAGTCAAATATGCTAAACCTTGGTCTTGACATTATACCATATCTCAGGGCATCATACAAGTGGTCTTCACTATGTGTGTCAATGTCCTCTGGATTCTTTTTATCAATCGGGAGGGCCGGTAACTGTGATATGACATTTGTGCAGCTATTAAAGAATACAAGTCTAGGTTCCTCTGTAAATTCGTCTACCTGTAAACGCCTATGAATTTCGTTCTTGCCAGCTACACGACTGCCTTTGCTTCTGTCTGATGGACGCCAACGACACCCTTTCATAATCATCTGTTCTGCCAAGCTAGGGCCAGTATCGCCGCGCTTAT